GCGGAGAAACTTATGAACTACATGAACTTACACTTGACCACGTTCGCCCTAAGTGTTTTGGTGGCGAAGACCTTACTTCAAATTTGGTACCCAGCTGTAGGAAATGCAATCAGGCTAAAGGAAGTAGTAATTGGCTACAATGGATGAGGGACACATTTGGTATCACCAGTAGGGAAACACTTATTCTATCACACATTCGTTAATTATGGACAAGAAAAAAGACGACAAGCAAAAGAAGAACCGTGGGTCTGTAGTTGAAAACATTAAGGACTTTGTTAATCGGGCTACTGCTGCTTCGATGTCACGTCAACAAGGGCGTAGTAATCTCACCTCTAAGGATCTTGATAAGGTTAGGGGCGGCTCAGCTACCGTCTTCGATGCCCCTAATGGTAAGGAGTACATGGGTCCTGCATTCGGTGAATACAAGGCTAAGAAAAAAGAAGAACAACCTAAGGGAAAGACTAAGCCTCGTCAACGTCGTGGTGCAGGTCGTGAAGACATGATGAGTAATCAACGTCAACGCGAGATCATGGAACGTGAGGAGCGTAAGCGTAAGAATAACATGGACAAAGGCGGGTCCAATGTAGTTGGGAGCTAAGTAATCCCAATGGATAAGGAGTTATTTCAGCTACTGGCTGAAACTGCAGTTAAACTGCAAAGCGAAAGCGAGCCTCTTATTAAATCTAAACAATTATCTAAATCACCTACTGTTAGAGCTTATGCTAACGTTGTAAATCAAGGTGATGATCTATTTGCTGATATTTTATATAAATACTTAAACGGTGATGTAGAAGTTGACGAAGCTGTTCGTAAACTTAATAGTCGTGAAGGTACCCTTATTAAGGCTGGTAACTACTATCAGCGGTTAGAAGGTCACCATCCTATCTATCAAAAACTACTAGCAAATAGACTGTTCAAAGCTGATCCCAAGAAAGCACTTGAAGTAATTAAAATTATTAGAGATCAGTTGCCTGATACTATGAGTCCTGGTACTGATCCTGATAAACTAATTTATACCACCAGGGATTTACATGGAATTATTGGACACGGTGGTAACTTTAAGTCCAATACCATGGGTGAGATAAATACTGAAGTCACTCCAAAAGAAATTGTTGATCAACTGTATCCAGATCTTGTAGATGCTGTTTATAGAGCAGGTTATTTAGAAACTAATCCAGCTCAACAACTGTTGGTTAAAAAAGCTGGTGAAGCTTTAGGTGTAACTGATCCAGATAAACAATCTCTAAAAGTTAGGCAATCACTAGCTAAACAATCTAAAGCGTTTCCGATTCTTCCAACACAACTAGAAGGTGTATCGGAAGCTACTGCTAGGGTTGTCCCGCCTGATCCTGGTAATGTTGGTAGACTTGGTATCACGCAACTATCTGATGTGTATGAATTGGGCAAGACAAGAGGTGGTCTAAACATCGGAGCAACCCTGCCTATTCCAATCCCAACAGGCTCTCAACTTAAACAGCTAGCACCGGGCATTAAAGGTCAACTACCATTCAACGTTGGTTCTGCAATCGAGCCTCTACAAAAAGGTCAACCTACTAAAGCTCTAGAGGAAGTTGCCAAAGGTACCGCTATTGGTATGGCAACAGATCCTATAGTTAAACCTATTATGAGTCGGCTAATACCAGCTGTTGGGGCTGCTGTTAAAGCCGCTCCTGTTGCTGTACCAGCTGCTGCCGCTGTGGCTACTGAACTAGCAGCTCCTAGAGCAGCACAAGGTGGTCCTGAACGTGTTACAGTTAATGGAACACCATATTGGTTAGACAAAAAGGCTAATAAAGTCTACACCAACGATGGTCGTCCTACTAGCTTTGGTGTTGATTATAAGGGAGGTAAGCCTCAGTTAGTTCCACGTGGTCAAGGTGCTGGTTCTAAAAGAGCTGAAGCTGATCCACTTAGGCAAGCTGCAAAAGGCAATCTAATGCCTCTTGTAAACATGTTAAATCCTATGTCACAATTCTTGCGGTTTTCTGATGCTGCAATGAAGACTATTCGCAAAGAAGTCTAACCCCTCACCATTGGTGCCTAGGAGCCTCTACAAGGGGCCTCTAGGTGCCTTTACGTATATTCTACCATATGGACACTTTAACCGCCCTTAAAAGCGATTTTAAGCTCTTTCTTCAAGCACTGTGGCAACAGCTGGATCTACCCTCGCCAACACGTGCTCAATACGCCATTGCTGATTATCTACAACACGGTCCTAAGCGACTACAGATCCAAGCCTTCCGAGGAGTCGGTAAGAGCTGGATTACTGGAGCGTTTGTGTTGTGGACACTCTTTAATGACCCTGAGAAGAAGATCATGATCATCTCAGCTTCTAAGGAGCGTGCTGATAACATGTCCATCTTCCTACAGAAGCTAATTATTGAGACACCATGGTTAGTACACCTTAGACCTAAGAGTGATGATAGTCGATGGAGTCGTATTAGCTTTGATGTTAACTGCTCACCTCACCAAGCACCTTCCGTTAAGAGTGTCGGTATCACGGGTCAGCTAACTGGTTCTCGTGCAGACCTGATGATTCTTGATGACATTGAGGTTCCTGGTAACTCGATGACTGAGATGATGAGGGAGAAGCTCCTACAACTCTGTACTGAGGCTGAGTCTATTCTTACACCAAAGAAAGATAGTCGTATCATGTACCTGGGTACACCCCAGACTACCTTTACTATTTACCGTAAACTAGCTGAGCGTAACTATCGACCCTTTGTATGGCCAGCACGTTACCCACGTTCACTTAGTAACTATGAAGGACTGTTAGCACCGCAACTACAAGAGGACATAGACACAGGTGCTGAAACTTGGGAAGTAACAGACCCTGATCGCTTCTCATCTGATGACCTAGTAGAACGTGAAGCTGCTATGGGTCGTAGTAACTTCATGCTTCAATTCATGTTGGATACGACTCTTAGTGATGCAGAAAAGTTCCCACTTAAGTTCTCAGATCTTATCATTACCTCTGTTAACCCGACTCAAGCGCCGGATGCTGTTGTGTGGTGCAGTGACCCTCGTAATGTTCTCAAGGATCTGCCTACGGTTGGCTTACCAGGTGATTACTTCTATTCCCCGATGCAATTACAAGGAGACTGGAGTAACTACACCGAAACAATCTGCTCGGTAGACCCATCAGGTAGGGGTAGTGATGAAACAGCAGCAACATACATAAGTCAAAAGAATGGGTTTCTCTACGTTCACGAGGTACGAGCTTATCGCGACGGCTATAGCGACAATACACTTCTTGACATCCTGCGTGGGTGTAAGCGGTACAATGTTACTAAACTACTCATCGAAACAAACTTCGGAGATGGTATCGTCGCAGAACTGTTTAAGAAGCACCTACAACAAACTAAACAAGCAATAGACGTAGAGGAAGTACGTGCTAATGTCCGTAAAGAAGACAGGATTATTGATTCCCTTGAGCCAGTCCTTAATCAGCATAGGCTTATTGTTGATAGGTCTGTGGTGGAATGGGACTACAACTCGAATAAAGAAGCCGCACCCGAGGAGCGTCTCCTATACATGTTGTTCTATCAGATGTCTAGGATGTGCAGAGAAAAGGGAGCTGTTAAACATGACGACAGATTAGACTCACTAGCACAAGGCGTTAAGTACTTTACAGACGCTATGTCTATTAGTGCCTATGAAGCTGTTAAGATGCGTAAGCAAGAGGAGTGGAATGACATCCTAGACACATTCCTAGATGACCCTCAAGCTGCTACAAATCACCTAGTTATGGGTATGAATTTAGAGCAAAGACGTAAGGCTAGAGGTAAAAAAAAGAGCCCAGTCCCCACCTGGGTTTAGGCAGATCCCACCCGTAAAGCGGAGCGCCGAAGGGTGGATCGGATCTCCGTGAAGGGAGGAAGACATGTCTCTAACAAGACACATCTTCCTCTTTATTAATGTCCCTGGGAATGGACATTCTGTAAGTACTACCTCCAAAGACACAAACTTCCACTAACTAATACTGAATCTTGGAGTACTGATTCTCCCCAATCCTTCTGAATCCTGTCACTACTTATTCTACTGTATACGTTATGAGCAGAACATATCGTAAGCAACCCTTACGTAATCAATTCCGTCACCCTAAGACACTTAACGAGTTAAAGCAAGTTAAAGTCAGTGATGATTACTTGGATTCTCAATATACAGTAAGTACTAGGAATCGTTATATCCCATCAGCATGGGATGATATCACTGCCACCTCTATCTACCAAAATGACCACCCACACAGTTAGTCTTGTACACATCACACCTAACGCTGAAGAACTTATTAGTTACATGGCACGTGTTAGTAATCCAGCTAACCAATCCAACACTGAGACCAGTGCTAAACTAATTAAGTATCTTATTGACCATCAACATTGGTCTCCATTTGAAATGGTTAACATGTGTGTAGAGATTAACACTACACGTAGTATAGCAGCACAGATCCTTAGGCATAGGTCCTTTAGCTTTCAGGAGTTCAGTCAACGGTATGCTAAAGTAACAGCAGATCCTATCATGCCTGAACTGCGTCTTCAAGATCATACAAACAGACAGTCGTCATTGGTAGATACAGAAGGCAAGTTGACTAACTACTTTAGTGCTGCTATTGAAAGTATCTTTGCTAATAGCCAAGCAGTCTATGAAGAGATGATAGCAGCTGGGGTAGCTAAGGAGTGTGCTAGGGAAGTGTTGCCGCTGGCTACACCTACTCGACTGTATATGAATGGCACTATTCGGTCTTGGATTCATTACTGTCAGCTTAGGTGCGGTAATGGGACACAGCTAGAGCATAGGATGATCGCAGAAGGTGCTTATAAGCTCCTAGAAGAGCATCTCCCTAGTGTTTGTTTAGCACTAAGTCATGTATAGTCGTACTGGTCCGAGAGAACAAGGTAAGCGGTACTCTAAGGGGTCTAGGAAGCCCGTTAAGGTGCGTCAGGCTAAGCAGAGGTACAAACACCTTAAGAAGAAGTATAAGGCCCTTTCAGGTGACGCTGGGGGGTCCTTTAATTTTTGGCATAAATTTAACAAGCCTTATATCGCCAAGGGGTCTCGTATTTCCCCCCAGTGCCCCCCTCTTGCGATCAAGGACTCTCAGCACTGGTAGTTGTTAATAGGCAACACTGTGTCCAATGTCCTGCGTACCTGTGCCTGATGCAGATACTCTGGACACGGTACTGGGGGCACCGTCATCATCTATCGTCACGCCTTATTGAGAATGAATCGCAATAAGAGGTAGTGATAGTAATGGATAGTGATGAGTATAACGCTATATGTAGTGCATTGGTATAGGTATGACACTAGGGTAGATATCAAGTTATCTGTCTGCCCTCTCCAACTCAACAGGACAGCGCAGTTATAACGCTCTCAGCCACGCCTAGAAGCGGCTATAAGGCGCCTCTAACCGTTAATAGGTATACTGACACCAACAGGCCAGTAGAGAGGCATTACAGAGGCACGTAGAAAAAGTATTCACACTCACGCAAACTAACACGAATACAACAGCACTACATTGATACGACACACTGGACACGGCTACGGTTCGGATCGATAAGGAACGCTGATAGGGTCAATTAGGGCGCTACACGGATCCACTGGGTTCTTGGGTTTGACACATCGAGCCAGCCGTGGTATGGTAGGTTCATCGGTGGGGGAGGCGAGACCGTCGCTCCTTACCAGCACCAGCGGTCCTTCCGCTGCGCTACAGAACCTAGATAACTTAATATGTGTGGTCATCACAAGACGGACTTAGCGGAGCGAGCGATCCCGCGAACAGTTATAGGTTGCAACCCGACCTGACTGTACGACCACGTTACTTGCGCAGATCCACATGCGCTATATAAATTAGATCATGGTTGATAGAGCCTAATCCTCTGTTATATCCTGATGAGGTATATTACGGTTAGGCCATCACACAAACCACCACTACAACGGAGTTAATTATGTCTATTACTGTTGACAAGAAGATTGCTACTGGTCTTCTTGGTAAAGCTAAGACTGGTAATGAATTGATGTCTGTTCTTGACATGATCATCGATAGCTTCACTAAACCAGCTGTCAATACTACACCTACACTTGAGGAGATTGAGTTTTAATGTTTACCCTTGCCTTACTCGTTCTTGTTTCCGGTACCGTATTCGCTATTAAGGAGATCAATGACAACGTATTCCTTTGATGACTTACAAGCTGCCGTGCAAGACTGCACCGGTTATAGCCTTGTACAACGTATGGGTGATGACTATGAAGAATATGCTTTGATTGATCCATTCGGTGATCAGGATGGTGAACCGTTCTACGAGTTGGAAGATGTAGAGTCTTTTATTCGTGCTAATGATGACATCGATGCTTACCTTTATGGACTGACTAAATGATGATTACTGACGCTAACGCTTACAGCTACACTATTGCACGCATGAATGATGAGGGTAAGTTCATTGCCCTTGATACATTCGATTCATACAGTGAGGCTGAGTTAAACTACGATAAGTATGAGGATATGTATCCTTATGCTTTGATAGAGATCATCAGCAACGCTGACTAATTAGTTCTTTCACAATCACAAAGCTGACTATGACTACCACCACCGCTGTTCTTCCGTTTATGCTCAAGGGTGATTCACTTCTTGACTTCGTTAGTGACAAGATGCAGCTTGTTAATAGGGGTGAGCTTACACGCACTGATATGATCAAGGACGCAGGCTATGTCTATGACAATGGTAAGGCTATGTACACTCAGTTCTACACTGAGTTGCTCAATGCTAAAGGTGTAATCCCTACCACCAACACTGACACCATGGAACAAGAGTATGATGACATGAGCACTGATGAGAAGGATCTCTACGATAAGATCACGGACATGCTCGGTGAGAAGTGGACTCATGAGGAGACTGTTGAGTTCATGGATGAGCTAGAGGATATCGGTATCTACACTGCTAGTGAGTTCGAGGATGCTTATGAGTACACCCACGATAGCTACTCATCGTATGCTGAGAAAGAGTTCGCTGAGTACTTCTGTATCGAGGTGCTGGATGCTCAGATCCCTGAGATTGTCCTTAGTGCCATTGATTGGCAAGATGTGTGGGATCATAACCTGCGTTATGACTTCTGCTACATTGAGACTGCTAACGGTACCTTCTTCTTCCGCAATAACTGATTATGACTGACTCAATTCACACTCACAGCACTGCTATTAAAGTCGATGTCTACCCTGATGAATTCAAACCTATCATGAAGGCACTTA